ATTTGGATTTTTCTCCTGATGTAATAGAATATTGGATTGACTATCTTACTGGTGGTGCGGGAAGATTTGTTCAAAGAACCGCTGAAATGCCATTCAATATTATGGATGCTTTAAATGGCGATCTTGAGGTAAGCCTGTGGAGTACAGTTCCTTTTGCAAGAAAGGTTGTTGTTGCTCCCTCCGAGAGGCAGGACACGGGTAACTATCTAGATAATAGACAAGATCTATTTACAATATTAGCTAGAGTTGATTTAGCCAAGAGATCAGGAGATCGTGAGGCAGTTATCGCTATGTACGACAAATATAAAAAAGAACTCAGTATTGCGGGAAGACTGAAGGCGATAGACAATGCAAGAAACAGAATCATCAGGCAGATTAGAGAAATAGAAAAGAATCCTCGAATACCTGAAGAGACTAAAAAGAATCTCATACGTCTACGCAGAGACAAAATAAAAGACCTACAACAAACGGGCTTGATATTAATGAGATCTGTGGGCTTTAAAAAAGCGGGATAAAAGTTAATTTTAACTTTTGTGCAGAAGTTAGATATACAATGCACATTCTAGTGAATCCCGGGTCTAAAACCAAAGAACATCCTAAAAGTTAGCATATCAGCAGATCTTTTTTACCGCAGCGAGCTGATAAGTATGTTAGTTGGCGATGTGGGTATTTTTTATTCGGCAGCCAGTCCGCCATATTACTATCATACTATCATTATTTGATTTTTTTGATTAATTCCTTGAGATACCATTGTGCTTTTTCAAGATCCTCTATTTGATTCTTGTTGTTCTTATGCTCGTATCTCCAAAGGTATTTCATTACATTACCTTGTAAGTAATACTTGTAACCATCGCCTAGTGCTGACTGTATTGCGTCTATACACTCTACCTTACCTTTTCTGTAGTGCTTTGGTCTATTTACATTATCTTTATTCTTCATCTAAATAATCCTCTATGTTTTCTATTTTGTGTTGATTAATAAATATTGGTGTATCATCTCCAACCCAAGCACCTATGGTATTGAAGTTAAACCATTCTATAGCTTCTTCTTCATTCCAATCATTGTCATGCATCAATATCATTATGCACTTATCATAATCATATAATGCTACTTGCTTTCTACTAAAGGCACTTATGGTAGTGCCGACAAAAGCATCTTCATATCCATCTGCTAGTTTCATTAGTATCTCCTACTCTTTTAAAATATTTCAATTCGAAGTGACACATTGGCTCTTGATCTTGCCAATCGTTGCGGTCTGATCTGCCACCTTGTTTGATGGTGAAGGGGCAAAAAACGTCCAAATACACAATTACATCTAGGTACGACACCAAAATAATTGAAGTCGTATTTGTTTGGTCTGCAAGTCTCCTAGCTTCTAATACTTTTGCTAGTGATATTATGTATGTGGGAAATGTTCCAAAGTTATGAGTTCTGCATTTTACTTCCGCCCAGCCCACCAGATCATCGTTGCGGTATATTGAATAATCTAACTTGTAGGACATTGGAAGTTTGTAGTAGACCACACCCCAACATTTTGAGATGTGATCTAATACTTTTTTTTCTGATTTTCTATCTTTAGAATTTTCGTATAAATCCCTAGCCATAAGTTAAAATTAACTTCTAGGACTATTCTCTAACCAAGAGACAATATCTTCTTTCTTGTAAAGTTTCTTTGGTCTGTTTCTTTCAGACCTGACTATCTCGAAACCTTTTGGAAAGTTAGAATTCTCATCCTTGATTATGTTATATAAAGTCATACGACTTATAGAAAGATAGTTGGCAACACCATCTAAGGTTAAATAATCTGATTGTGTATCAGCATTATTCTCCGACTTTTTCTTGGTCATTCTCTTTCCTTTCGTCAGGTGTTCCGTCTTCATTCAACTTTACCATGACAACCATATATCTAGAACCAACCCAATCTTTATGTAAGTCCTGAGGAACGTCATTAGGATGTATGGTTAATTTTATATTTGTTCCATTTTTGTCTTGCATCATAGATGTTTTGACTGCCTCGAAACTAATGTTAGGCACTTTATTTTCTTCTTCCATTTATCTCTCCTTTAGAATGGTATTGGATCGTCAAAGCTATCGTCATCCTTTGGCTCTTCTTTTTTAGTTTCTTTAACCTCTGTGATTCCGTCTCTTCTATCTTTTTCTACATTGGCAATTATCCTGAGATAAGGCTTTTGTGTAGTTCTGCCTACCTTTTTCCAACCAACTAGATTTACTTTTGGAATTGCAATACCCTCATTTTTTTGTGCAATGAGATCATTAACAACATCCATTTCAAATTCTAGAGACCCTGAGTAGTCAGGGCTTTTCTCAGTCCTCTTAGATTTAGCGGTAAACAATGCTCCCGTTGCGGGAAATTTATTATCATCTTCCATTTTCTTCTCCTTTGTTATTTTCTATTTCCAATGATCTTGCTTTGAAAGCCTCTTCAACTTCCTTGAAGTCTTCTTCAGATACTGCTTTCAGTATTTCTCTAGGCTCTTTGTTGCTCTTCCAAAAATTTACAATATCTTGTCTATTTTTTTGGATAGGCAAGAAAGTTATAAAAACTTCTTTTATAAACTCTGCACCCTTAACCCATTCTTCTTTGCCATCTAGATGAACAAACTTAGCTTTAGGCAGATCGTCTTTATCTTCAGTTTCAATAGTGCCACCCTTTATTTCTTTAGGTCTTTCTTCTTTGAAACTGTCAGCCTCATCCTCTGCATATACATCCCCGTGCAAACCAACAAGTTTTAATATTACTCTATCCTTGGCTCTTTTTTCTGCCATAGCATATGGATAACTATTTTTATTGTTAGATGGGGATGCCTCGCCTATAGACCATTCAGACTTATCGCCCATATGACCCATGACCATAAGACTAACGATACGTTTACTGCTATCGCTTTCTAATATCTGAGGGGCATCAAACTTTATATTTCTTTTTACCGCCACTTTTTCTAATGCTTTATGCAAAAGCACATAAGTTCCGTGGCAGTTCCAACCCGCCTCTTGATGAGTCATGCCGATTTCTTTCAAGGTCTCGACAACCTTATCAGGTATATTGCTCCTCATAGTTTCATCCATAATCTAATTTTATCTCTGATGTTGGCATACCAACGTAACAAAAAGAATGTTTTGATAGGTTTGCCTTTTCCTGTAGCCTGTACAATATGCTCGGCTATCAAAGATGTATCCTTAGGTCTAGTGCTTGTTATCTTTGGCTTTAGTTTAACAACACCACTTTTCTTTATTTTTCTTACAACTTTTTTAGGTTTTTGTTTTTGTTCTTTCATTGCTCCCTCTCTTTCTTTTGTTTGCAAAAATCGGCAACCGAACAATAGTTGCCACATCGTGTGTACTCGCCACTACGAAACTCTATCTCTAAATCTGTTTTCTTGGTGTATGCTTGGTCAGTTTCATTATGCCAATCGATGTAATTGTTTGCTTCCTCTTCACTATCCAAAACTCTTATGGCTCTTTTCTGACCTTTTTTCTTTACTGCCCAAGTGTCATTCTTTTTCCACATATCTTCATCACTACAAAGACCAACATCTTCATTTAAGTCAAAACTAATCTGAGCCTCTTGATGCATTCTAATTCTATCTTTGATGTATTCTTCTGTTTTGCTTTTATCCCACAAAGGTATATCAACAAAAACTATTGGTGCTTTTGGATAATCTTCTTTTTTCTCGGCATCCCGTCTATTCCAATCCCTGAGGATTGCACATATTTTTAAACTGCCTACATTTGTTTTTGATAAAGATATTCTATTTGATGCTAAAAAAGCATAGCAGTTTAGTTGATTTTCCCACTCAGGTTTTCCGTATATTACAGACCAAACTGAAGTAACTTTATAGTCTATTATATTTACAATTCTAGACCCATCATCATTAGTGCCAAACTCTTGCCTATCTATTGCACCTGATAAAACCCATCCATCTATTTCTTGGTAAAGCCTTTCTTCAGTTATGATGTCATCAGATTGTTTTGATTTTTCTAATACTGAATGAACCGCAGTTCCAAATAATGCCCAAACCATATCGACTGCATCGACCTCTATTTGATCGTCATACTTGTCTTTCATCAATCTTATCTTGGGGCTATCTATTAAAGATGTAACCGATATATCAGCTTTACCTTTACTGTATTTATCATTTATGGCAAAGTCCACAAAGGGCTGTGGCATCCCAAAGTTATTAGTGATTT